TTCCTACATACTGCCAATCGCCACCGACATTGCCGGGGTTTCCGTTCATGCTCTGGTTTACATCTGTTGAGTTGGAGTCCGGCATGTTAGAAATCTGTGCCTGATAGCCGACGAGAAGATTGTGCGGGGTCGCGGTGTTCGCCGTAACAAGGTTCGCATTGCGCGTGAGCGTGTTGGGTGCCGGGGCCATCTGCGAAGATGCAAGCGCCAGATTTGCAACCGTGGGGGGAGCTCCGGGGCCGTCACAAGTGTACCTGCGAAGCAGAGTCCCGTCCCACTGCAAAGGAACTTCGGAACCATGCAGCCCGTCAGAAATGGCGATATATTCGCGCCCAAACTGTGTAATTGACTTACAAGTGCTTCCCGGTGTCGAAGTGAAGAGAACCGTATACGTTCCCGGAGAATTTGTCAGGTCTTCAACGTAGAACACGCCGTTGGAATCACAATAGAGATTATTAATTGTCCCTGTGGGCGTTTTGAAACTCTTGGCGTAGACAACTGTAGGCACAAACCCATCGACGCCACCAGCGGGGAACGGAGCGCCAAGAACGATGTCCGTACAGGGGCGTGAACCTACTCCACCCGGCTCAAACGCTACGTCGGGGCAATCCGGTGAAACATTTTCGGGGAGTGATTCCGGTGGTACTTCCGAAACCCACCCCCCGAATACGCTTAACGGAACAGGAACCGCGCCTGTCGGACTAATCGCCATGAATTACTGCCCCAGAGGGAACCACGCCCGGAATTTGACCGTAGTGGTCGCGAACGCCGAACCGTAAGCACCAGCGGGGAACTGCGCCGCCGCGCCGCCCGTTCCTGTGAAGGTCGAGGTAATCGTGGGAGCCTGAACGCCAGTGATACCCGTTGCGCCGGCAATCTCAGTGAGTGCTCCGCCCGTAACATAAACGGGAGCTGCCGTGGAAGCGTTGGCGACGGTTGTGATGGTTGGTGCGGTCGATGTTGATGCGACCGTTCCCGTCCCGGCACCGGGGCGAAAAATCTGAATCTTGCCATTCGCCTGTGTCGTCCCCTTTGCAAAAACAAACGTCGCTCCAGTAGCCGTCTGCGATGCCGCCAGAGGCTCCTCATAAAGTTCCACGCGGTTTGGAGCCGATCGGGATTGAATCTTGTTCGTGCCAGCGAAGGACAACGTATCGCCGCCTGTCACGTAGCTGCCGGAGAAAGTAATGACACCCGAAACGAATTCCTCGCGGTCGGTCACATCGGGTACGCCTTGCAGATTGTCGAATGTTAGTGCGGTTGCCATGTTTTCTCCTTTAGAAAACTCCGTAAGCTCGGCGGCCAGAAAAGCTCCGCCGTGAAACTGGTCTGCGCTGCTTCATTGCTACTTCGCGGTTGAAAAGATTTCGGCACGCCTTTTCTGCTTTAGCGATGAACGAATCCTTATCAACATCGTCGCGGCCTTCCGCTGCCTCTGCACAAAAATACCATGCCAATGGATTGAGCGCCCGCATAACAGGAACTGGCTGCGCGCCGATGACTGTGCCATCCTGATTGGCCGCGAAGTCGGGAAGATACGCCGCATATTCCATCCTCAAATCCATCGAGTACAGCGACCCCGGCATATAGAGTGTGTCATTCTCCCAATACCAGAAAGCGTTATACGGCCCCTTACGAGCGAAGGGTAGCTGCTCTGCCGCTTGGGTCATGGGAGCCGCATCGAACTGCGATGCTGTTCCTGTTTGCCGCTCCCAGATCTTCAACGGAAGAATCATGTCCTGCGGGAGAACCGGGCTTTGCGGCGGCGTCCAGTAGCTCTGCCCATCAAAGAAGTTGCTCCATGTCAGTGCCGTCCATGATGCTGGGTCAAGATTCGCCACAACGGGAAGCGCCGTTAGAAGCAAAGGCTTCTTGAAGCGGCAACTGCCCATGTTGGCGAGATATTCCTGAAAGTTCCGCCACGCCGCAATCACCATCGTCTGCGAAAACGGCTGCTCGTCCGTGAGGATGTCACCCCCAACAGATTCGATTGCGTCCCCCATCCTCACGCGCCCAAGATTCATCACGCTTTCCAGCGAGTCATAGGGCGCGGTCAGTGGCGGCGGCAGCGGCGATTGATTTTCCTACTTTCCTTTCGGCTGTGTTGCGGAACGAATGTTGTCCTGCTCAATCATCCAAGCTGTGTAGAGGTCGGCGTTGATGATGCCTTTGCAGCCCTTGCAGATAGCAACATCGGGGTCATTGACCTCGCCACAACCCTTGCACTTGGTACGCCCCTGCGGAGCCGCCTGAGTCATCCACGGCGAGTCTACGGCGTTATCGCGGCCAAGAACACGAGCGGCCACAAAATGCACCTTTGGGCGAACAATCTGCGAGAACGCCTTGCGGTCGGTCTGGTAGATGTCCGCAATCTGCCGCACTACCTGCTCACAGTAAGCCTTGAGCTTCGCGTGAGCTTCTTCCAACTCTTGCGCGGTTGGTTTCTCGCCCTCAGCCACAAACACGCCCTGATGCGTCAGTGCGTTCGACGGAGACTGCCCACGGCCAAGCCCAATCATCGACTTGGCAAAATCTTTGCCGCGCTCCTGAAGGCGGCGGTACTCATCCTCGGACTGAGGATACAGTTCGTCCATGATGTAGCTGATGGGTGGAACATCGTTGCCGTGGGCATCGCGCACCAAAAGCTCTACGTAGGGGGTTCCTTCTGGACACGCTGGAATCAGGAATGAGCCAGTCGAGCCAGTGTTAACCAGCATCGGCCACGGCCCCACGTTGAAGACGTGAACCTTCTTCTTCTTTAACTCCTCAATCTCAGGCAGAACAGGCGGAATAGCACGGCCACGCGCCACAGCCAACTTGCGCTCGATATGTTCGTCTGCGATGGTTCTCATTCCTGAATGATTAGCGACTGGCATAGTGAAGTTTCTCCGGGCGAATCTGTGTTGCGCCACGAATCGGCAAACCAAGTTCATTCGCCGTCTTCGGGGTTGGTGCTGATTTTGTTGCTTTGGGCCGTCCGCCAATGTTCGCAGCGCGAATCCCAGCGACGGGCATTAAATCCTTGATTTTGTCGAAGCGTTTCTGCTGCTGGTCTTTCTCTTCAGCCTCACGTGTTGCGCGGATGGCTCTCGCGTTGGCAATCGGGTCATTCGTCTTGGCCTTCTTTACCAGAGCGATGATGGTGTCGATTCCACCGTCTCCCGGTTGCGAGAACTCAAACGTGTGGCACTGAAAATAGACACCACGCGAAGGATAAGGGCCAGTCAAAAGCAATCCATTGTAAGGGTCGCGGAATTTGAGGTTGTACTCCTCCTCGGTCATCAGCGTATGGTCAAACGCCGAAATCCACTTCTCCATAATCCATTTGCTGCCGATGTGCCGATAAGCCGGACGCGCTCGATAGCCAATGAATCCATCTGCAAACTCACCCCCGCAAAGCATTTGCACGGAAGGCGCAAACACGATGCGGAAGAGAGGTTCGTCGTAGGGATTGGAGCCTCCGACCCGTTTCATTGTTTCAGGGGTGGGGTATCCGAGCCAGTGTGTCGGCTCAGATACCACCCCATCGACTTGGATGAGTCCACTCACTATGCCTGTCCGAGAATTCCTGACGGGATAGCAATGCCGCTTGCAAAGGCATTTTCGCGGGTCTGCACCATTCCCAGATTAAGCTCGCTTATCATGTAGAAAACGACTGCCGATGCCTGACCGCCGCTTGCGCCAATCACGCCGAACAGAGTCTGACCTGCGACATCGTAGAAATCGTCGGCTTTGGTCTGAATCTGGAAAGCGTTCTTGAGTGCGAGGAAGTCAATGTAACCCGGCAGCGCACGAGGGTTGGGAAGGAATTCCCGTCCGCCGATAGTGCTGGGCGTTTTGCGCTTCAGCATGTCCACAGATTCATCGCCCTTGAGCATTGCCATGTCGATGTGCTGCACGAGAAGCGCGTTCTGCTCCCATGCGGCAAGCTCAGACGGGGTAGCGTGAGCCACCAAGTCTTCATCTTCCACGTCCATGCCCTTCGAGAATTCCATCTGGGTCTGGAGAGCGCGAACGATCTGCGGAGTGAGAGCGCCGTTTACGGCAACGGAAGGAGTGTTGTACTTGCCCGGCCACGCGGAACGCTGTACGCCCATCCAGTTGCCTGTGTTCGTGCCAACCTGATAGTAGCGCAGACCGAACATGCCGGAATTGGCCTGACCCGATGAGCCGGATACAAGCAGCTTCATGCCGGCAGTGATGACGCCAGTAGTAACACCGTTCGCAAGCCAGATGGTATTGGAGAGGATGTCCGAGTCCTGCACGGTGATGGTGGCAACGAACGTGCCGCCAACCGCCGTCCAAACGTCAACGTCCTGATCGTCAAGGAAGAAGTTGGCGTTGTTGACCACGATGCCAACCGTGTTGCCGCCCTCTGCGACGAGTGAAACAACGGTGTCGAGGGTGTTGGAGCCGTCGCCCTGAAGCGTAATGTCGAGGAAGTCGGCAAACAGCTTCGGCGCAATCGAGCGGGTGAGTGTGGCAAAGTTCTCAATCGCCTTCTCGTCCGAATCGGTTGCATACTCAGCCTGACGGGTGTAGCTGAAGGCGTGAATAAAGCAGGTTGTGGTCAGTTGGCCGGGAACCTGAGTCGGGCCAGAACCGATGCCCATGTCCGCGCCGTTCATGTTGCCTACACGCGGCTTGCCGCCACGGGAAGGCATCGTCGGGATGCGGCACGGACGGTCTGATACGGGCTTGACCGACGTATTCTTCTGGATGCGCTTGCGGAGGACGGATGCGGAAAGCGAAAGGTCTTCGAGTTCCGGGCGGACGTACTCTTGCTCGGAAGCGAGAGCTTGCATGGAGTTAGCGATGCCCATAAGGAAACCTCAGTTTCAAGATTCATCCTCATGGCGTACCCTTTTGGGGTCGAACGTCATGCAAGAAGCACTGCGGCGAATTGTGGCTTACTCCGTCAATCTTTAGGAACTGACTTCAGCCGTTCGCTTTGCAACTGTTACGCGAAATACTATCACGAGCCTACTTTGGACTCCAAGTGACAGGGTTTTTACGCCCCACAATGTACGCCTGACGCTTCACCAACATGTGCTGTGGAGTCCGCGCAAGGTCAACCTTCAACCCCTGAGCCTGTGGCGCTCCGGCGATGCGCTCAAACTTCACTGCGCCCTCTTCGGCGGGGAGTTTGGTCGCTGCGGGTTTGGTTACAGTAGTGGGCGCTGGCTTGCCCTTCCGCGCCGCCAGAACATCGCCCACAATCCGTTTGGCCGCGCCCTGAATGATCTTCTTGTGCTCCGATTGAACCCGCTGGATGTACGCGGCCTTGTTATTGGCCTTCAGATACGCCTTTAGCGCGTTCTGGTAGGGGGTGTTGATGGCAACCCGTGCGTTGATCTCTTCGCGGAAGGCGGTGCGTACTTTTCCAATCTCATCCGCCGTCAGCTTGGCGTTGCCGAGAACTTTCTGCGCCTCAGTGACCATCAAACTCTGCGAAGTTGGAGCGATGGTGGCGTTCCACTCGATATCGCGGAGACGGGTTGCAGCATCTTCCTGATTCGGCTGCTGAGTCTGTGTCGCTTCTGGCTTTTTCACGTCCGGCGTAGCAAGAGGCTTATTTGCCATCGTTGTAATGCCTTCAAACGCGCGCTTAATAGCCGAATATCCCTCAATCAACTGCTGTACGGAGGGGTCGTCGGACTTTTGCGGGATGATGCGGTCAAGTAGTTTGAATTGCAGCGGCAAATCTTGGTCTTGGAAGTATCCGACCACAGCTTTTGCCACAATCGAGGAGTAACCATCTGGGTTCAACTCTGCGAATTTGTTGATGGCCTCTGGTACAAGACGCTGGAAGGCTTCGGGATTGGCTTCAATCATGCGCCCGATAATTTTGGGGTCGCCTTGCTGAAATTCGTTGTCAAATTCGCGCCAGAACGTGCGTTCTTGCACTGTTTCTTCAATGACTTGCTCAATCGGCACGGCGTCGGGAGTCTCGGAGTCCGCAGACAGCCGTTTTACTGACTCAAGAACGGCGTCTATGCCTTTTAGCCCTTCGGGATGACGCTTGCTTACCTCTGTGGAGTCGTAGATGGCCTTACGGACTTGTGCGACAGTCTTCTTATCGGTTGTGGACAACGATTGCTGAATAGCTTTCCAAAGCGGAGCGCCGGAAAGAGCCTCGCCGCCGTCAGTTTCGGTTCCTTCGATGGGTTCAGCGCCCTCAACAGGCTCCGCGCCTTCTACCGGCTCGATTACTTCTTCAATGGGGGCGTCTACGATTGCTTCTTCTGGCATTTCATTCTCCCTTTAGAGGATTCAAACTGTTGCTGTTCCCGGCGTACCGGGTGCTGCGGCGTTCTTTGCTACTCCGGGCTGCGCTTCTGGCGCGGCTTCGATAATTCCAGCTTGCTTATTCATCTGCTGTCTAGCGGCTGGGTCTTCATCTTTGAAATTGATGCTCTCACTCGGCGGCTTCATCTGCTGCATCGCTGCTGCCTTTGCTGCCGCCTGTTGCGCGAGGAATTGGTCATGCACGCCTTTGTGGAGTCTAACATTTTGCACGCCCAATTTGGCTTGTTCAATTTCAGCAACCTCACCAATGTTCTGGCGAATCCAGCAATCCTCAGACGACAGATACTCTTGGCACTTCGCAGACTCCCATTGGTGATAGTCGTCAGCTTCTGGCATGAGCGAAGGAAGTTGTGCGGGCGGCGGCGTGTAAGGAGGGTCGGGCAGGCCCGCATTTCTTGCTTGCAATGCCTGTGCCGCGTGCTGAAGGTTGTAGGCATCAATCGCTGGCTGATTGTCTTGTGGCGGCTCACGCAATAGAATCTCCAACTCGCGCGTCTGCTTTTTATATGCAATTGCAGGAGTCAGCACCAAATCAGGGTTGCCGTTCAACTGCAAGAACTCCTGCCAGTTATCGGGCGACTCGAACAGTGTTTGACCAAGTGGAGACTTCGATGCCATCTCGATAATTGTTTGCAGGTTGGCACGCTTCGATGCGGTCGTCTCAGGGAAGCTCGACTCGGAAATATGCGCGTGGAACTTGCCCTTTTTCAGTCGCTCCAACTTTAGCGTGACATTCTTTCCATCGCCCGATGTCACGACAATTTCTTGTCCGTGGTCAGGATTCTCCGAAGCAAGTAGCGCGGCCTTTGTGTAGATGCCGCCGAACATCCGCTGCAAAGAAGCCCACGCCGGGCCGAGCATCCCCATCGCCTGACTTCTATCCATCGCCTGACCACTGGCCGTCTGGTCGGGCTTGGATTGTCCTTCGAGCGCAGGGAGAGCGCCTACAAGCTCCTGCGATAACATCCGAAGTTCAGTGATGGCCTCATCAAACCCTGCTGGGGATTCTGTCTGCGGTTCGCGGTAGAAACTTTCCTCAATCGGGTGGCCCGGGTCTGCCGACTTGAGTAGAACGCAGTTACCCGGTTTACTTCGCTGGTCAACAATCGCGTCATAGTCTTCCGCATCGCCACGGAAGTAAGTGAAACTCCAGCCCTTCTCGTAGTTCTCGCGCTTGGCGTTCATGTAGTCGTTGAACGCATCCTGCACGACCTTGTCCGGCTCCATAAGAGCGCCGCCGCTCATCCCATCGCGCTCTACCGGAAAACCTACGTCAAGAGCATCGTCAGGGCACTCATTCCAAGCCTCTGAGTACGTCTTGCCGATGTACTTGACATGCGCCCCATCAGGGAACAACATCTCCATCATTTCCTGAATGGTTTTCGTGCCGTCCGACATCTCGCCATTCGGAAGTTCTCCGGTGTACGGCTCATCCATCGACTTGTCGGTAAACCCATCAGGGCGGAGAAAGCAGTTCATCTCCGTCGTGAGGTACGACAGAGCCACGCCTGTCAGGTAGTACGATTTCTTCGCTTGCCGCGCACCAATACGCGCATATCGTTCCCAATCAGACTCGCCTAAGCCAGCCTCTCCGGGCGCGATCTTGTCTTCAATCCAATCGTTCTGTGCCTTCGCGGTCAGAGCATCAAGGTCGTCATACAGAAAGCAGTACAGCGCATCGCAAAACTCATCGCAGACAATCGGAACCTTTGACTCCAGTGTTCCGTAGATGCGCGTGGTCTCCATTGAGCGCGGCGTACCATCGGCGTTACTGCCAAACTTAGCGCGCGACTTGAGCGTTGATGTCCAAGCCACACACCGGCCCGAAAGCTCGAACATCCGAGCAATATCTTGCTGAATTTTCTTGATGTCGTTGTTCTGGTCAAATAGATGCCGAAAACCCTCAGCCGTCTCAGCCGCTTCAATATCCTCACTCTGTCCAGGACGGTCGGGGGTGAAGTCTACTGCCGGCTCATTCTGTGTAAGCACCGCGTCAAGCGACCTGCGCCGGATGCGGAAGATGTTGTACGCACCCATAAACTCAGGGCATTCAATAGACTGCCCGTTGCCTATGTTGACGTAACCACCCGCCGTTCCAACCTGATATACACCCGTTCCCCAGTTGGGATAGACGTGCTGCACCCCATCGTCGTAGAAGCGCAAGATTCTATCCATCAGCGCTTCGATGCGGCGGTCGTACACATCCCGCGCCTGATACTTTTTTACGAGGCGGTCAAAAGCATCTTTCAGGATGTCGGGGAGGTCGCGGTTGTTTACGCCGTAAGTCGGCGGGTCATCGCTTTGCGGCACGGAAACAGGAGCGGCTTCGTCGGCAAGCTGCTCCTCCATTTGCGGTTCATCGACAATGGCTTCAGTTGCGATATCTTGCTCCGGCGCTCAGTTCGTGGATTCGCTTTGCTTTGTCGAGTCTATCAACAACTTCCTGCGCCTCAAGAATGGCTGCAACCGCTCTCTCCAGCGTCCCGCAGCACACCTTAGCGCCCACAGGAACAACCGACAAGCAGTAAGGGCAACTCAGTTCCTTCTCTACATTGTCAGCCCACATGGAGGCCATCTGCTCACGAACAAACGCAATCTTCTCCACGCCAGCCTGATATTCAGGGTCGGCGGCGTTGGCATCGTTCACAACTTGATTGAGAGCGTCGTCATTCACAGCCAAAGTCTCGCTTCACAATCCCTAGAAATGTTTGGAGCGCAAACGCACATTGTTCTTTAGCGTACTCAGTGATAACCTGCTCATCACTTTTACGCTTCCCATCATCGAATTCATCGAGAGCAAATTGGTATACGGGAGTCATTTCTTTTTCCTCATGCCCGCATAGCCTTTTGCAGCAACCGCATCACGCCTCGTCTGCGGGTCTTTGGAATCCAGCGCAGCGTCTATCCGCTTGGCTCCCAACTTCTCGTCCTGCGGAACGCCTAACTCAGCGTGAAGACGCCCCGGATGCGAAGTCCATGAACCCTTCGCTCCGAGGTCTACCGTCTTCGTTTTCTTCTTGTCGTAGAGGCCAGCCATACCGCCTCCGCTCTAATACAGAACGACGGTTGTACTCGCGTAAGCAGACGATGCAGCCGCCGAATAACTCAGCGCCCCAGTCAGTCCGCCCCAGTTGAGAATCGTCACTCGCGCAGAGAGGCTGTTGTAGCCCGTCACAAACGTGGTGAAATTCGCATTGGTCGTCAGACCCGCTGCCTGAAAGAACTTCGCATCACAAACAACCAGACCGCCGCCGTAGGCAGTTGCCGCTGTCGCCGCTTCCTGCAAGCCAAAGTCACCAGAGCGAACGAGGTCACCCTGACCATGGCCGAAGCTGAAGGCAGCAGTGATGATGCAGGTTCCGTAAATCGTCGGTGTGGGATTCGATACGCTGGTAGGCGTCACCGTCTCAATCGACGTCCCGCTGCCAATCGTAATCGGGATGCCAGCAACAGGCGACACAGCGCGACCATCAGGCGTGTACACCACACCCAGCGCCAGCGTGATCGCATAGGTTCCCGAATTCGGAGAGCCAGAGATGACCTGAAACGCAGGGGTTTCTGGGTTTACGCCGTAGGCATAGTTGAAAGCGTTGAATTCAGCGGAATACTTTGTGAGTGCCATGTTTTCTCCTGTTTACTGCATTCCGCCCATAGGCGTTGACTCTTCTGCGTGCTGCGGCTTGTCTTCCGAACCCTCTTCGCCGCCCATGAAAGACTTTAGCCCTTCGCCCATATCTTCAGGCGAGTCATGCTCCTGCGTCTCTTCGTGCGTGCCGTCTTCATGGATGCCGTGCGTGTGGCCCGTAAATCCGTCATGCTTGGCATGGTGATGCTTCGACTCAGGCTCGTGCTCGTGGGCGATATGCGTGGTCATGTGGAGCAGGTCGGGATGCTGTTCTTCCTGACCGTCCTTCATGGTGTGGTAAGTGCCGTCGCCGTGGTCGTGAATCTCCATCGGCGCACCAGACTCTTCGCGTTCACCCTCAGGCTTGGCTTCAGCAGGTTGGCGCATCTTCGACATCCCGTCCTGCATCGACTTCATGCCGCCGCCCGGACTCATCAGCTTATTCAATCCCATCGCCATTAGTGGGCCTCCGCGATAGTGAGTGCCTTTTCAGCATCTTCGTACGTGAGGAAGTCACCATAGTTCACGCCGTCCTTGTCGAGCGAGAACAGGTTTTCTCCGCGAGGCGTGATGGTGAATCCGTTGCCAGTGACCAGCGCAGCGGAATCAGGTACAGGCGCGTCCTGTGGAGGGATGATGGGCGTGAACTTAGCCGCATCGGGATTGGCTGACTGGCTCACATACTCCGCGCCAATGCCGTAGGGGTCGCCCTCGCCAGCAAAGCCAGTATCCCAGAATTCGTTGTAGGACGAGCCGCCGTCACAATGCTGCGGAGTGCCGCGCAGATGGTCGGGTGTGGCTTCGGTGTCGGGCAATCCCAAGCACTTGCGTTCCGCGTGGCCGTCAGTCTTCACAGACCCCGGATTCATCTCTTCAAAGGTTGCCATTAGTTCTCCTGTGACTTCTCGCGCTTCATCTGCTCTGCGTTCACTTGCTGCTCAAAGAGTCTCCGCACGTCGCCAGAGTTCTTTGCGTGAATAATACCATCATCCGGCTTAGCAGCTTGCACGCGGAGTTTTTCAACAAGGGCATCGTATCGAGCCTGAATCTTTTCGGAACGTTCCTTCCATTGCTCGCACTTTTCGTCCTGAGTAGCCATTGCACCGGTAGCTTCACGCAGAATAGTGCTGTTTTCATCGCGCACACTCACCCACCGAAAGGCGCAATATCCACAGCAAACCCAGCCGATAATCGCCGCTATTACTGCCGCCCAGACCATGCGCTTCCCCTCCGTCGCTTATTCTCTGCTTCCCATCGCAATACAGCCATGCCCTTCGTGTGCATCGGCTTGTCGCCAAGGCTATCATAAAACTCCTGCGCCCTCACCGACAAAGGCGCTTGCATATTTGCCGTGTGCATTGAGTATGCCCAATAGCGCAGGAAATCACCCACATCGTCAGCCTTGGTCGGCTGCTTCCAAACGTCCTCAGCCCGGCCCGGATGCTTAGTATCTCGAATGAGCATCGGAACGGCTTCGATAGTGTCGGTGCATCGTGAAGAAATAAATAGCAAAGGGGTCTTCAAAGAGTAACCCCCTGCCTCTTTGTCAAAATCATCATCAGTGCGCGTCGGAGCCATCTTTCCCGCAAGCACATCTGCCGTCTTCTTCATCATGGCGTACAGAAACCGCCACCCACCTATACGCCCATTCGCCGCTTGTTCTGCCCACGGCAACCCAGCCAACCGCAACTCTTGATTGATGGTGTCTGCCGTACTGTGCCCTTTGGAGTCCTTTTCCCACGCGTCCACAGAGAGAAAATACCGCTTCATCTGCTTGCGCTCGTTCTCGTCCATCATGCCGACCAACTGACGGATTAGTTCACCCTGCTCAGTCTCCTGCACTACATGGTCACGGCACAGCACCCAGACCTCCACAGGCTCATCTATGACAACGCCGAAGACTTCGTGGAATTGCTTGGGAGCGACCTTTCCCCCTGTACCCCATCCACACGCCGCGTGATGCACAAATCCATCATCGTGACCTGCCCATCTAGGCCACCACGGTTGCACCAACTTGGCCTCTTGCTGGGCCGTCAGTATCAGCTTCGATTCATCCCACACACCCGCGAAATACTGCCCTGCGAAGCTATCGAACGAACCGAGAAGATGGCCGGCGCGTAGGCTCTGCGGTAGCGCATTGAGTTTTCGTCCCTCCGCCGTTCTATCTACGAATAGCTCGAATCGTTCTTCGCTGCTCATCGCGTAGAACTGCTTTGCGGTCAATCCCAACCCACTGAACCATACGAAATTGTCCCACCCAAACATATGCACAAACTCATAGTCGGTTGGTCGTTCTCCGCCATGAAAGCGTCTCTGCGCAAACACCCGTCTCAGGAACTCAGTACCCACACCGCCAGGATTGAAGAACAGCGCCGTTTTGCACTCACCCAAAGCTGTATCAGGCCAGCGGTTGCAGGTGTGCATAATCTGCAACTCGTACTCGCTGAACTGCTCGGCTTGGTCTACAAATAGGTCGTAATACTGCACGCCCCAGAACTTGCGATCAACTTCCTGCTGATTCTCTGCATAAGCAAACACAATGCGAGAACCATTGGGCAATCGAAACTCATGGTCGCCAGCTCTCCAGTAATCACGCAGTTCAGGCCACTCGCGCATGAATTCGTCCACATGGTTTCGCTTGACCTCATCCCAGACTCTTCGAACAATGCAGCCATCCGTGCCGGGGCGGTTCTGCCTGCGGTCGAGCATGATACGTCGGATAGCAGCGCTCTTGCCACCTGCGCGACTTCCGCCACCACCAATCCAAGTTGCTGCATCAGGCCCGGTTTTGTAGATGAGCTTGCCAAGTTCGAGTTGCTTGGGTTGGAGACGTAGCTCGATAGGCTTCATAGCTGCGGGGAGGGAGTCATTTCGGTTCAGGTGAGGCCGCTTGTAACAGCTTCTCAAGCGTAGAAGCGGCGTAGCAGTAGAAGCTAGTGGGTGTGCGCGGATAGTATTGCAGAACCCAGAGAGAATCAAGCCGGATGCACTCTGCCTTCTCTTCCTCTGAGATGTCAGCGAACTGCGTTTGAGGGTCGCCGTGGTCATGGTTCTCAAACCACTTCTCTACTGTGGAGAAATCGCCCTTGTGCGGGTTGTGTTCAAGGTATAGACCGCCCTCAGCCGGAAGCTGTGTCAGCAACGCTGATGCGCGGTACATCTCCAGGAGTTTGTCGTAGTCAGAGGCGCGCACCCAACCGCCGTCATCTGCTACCACAAAGGCGCACTCATCGTTGGTCACGTCCTTGCCATAGATGCTGACATACCGCTCTACTGCTTCAGGGTCGAACTCAAGGGGTGCGCTCATCTTGCCAGCCTCCAGTTTCCATGCTGAATCTTACCGCTATGTGGAGCTTTTCCGCAGGTGTAGTGTTCGCCAGTCTGCTCATCATGCTCGCTCAGAAAGCCGCAGACCGCAGTTGTTTCTGCACCCGTAACAGTCGCCCCTTCGGGCAAGTTGAAGCCGTGGTCATTAGGTTTCGCCATGATGCCAGAGACAAGCGCCTCAAGGTCAGGCTTGCCAATCCTCATCTCTGAGCCAGCGACGGGCGGGTGAGCTTCTGGACGGATAGTTATCACGCCCTCAGCGGGAACAGAAATAGTGGTGAAGGTTCTCGTTTCGTCAGTCGCTGCAACCTTGCCCGTAAAGCTGATTTTGGTGTGCCAAGAACGGCTCTTACACTTCGAGCATTGCGCTGGAGGGTCGATACCAACTGCGAGCCAAGTATGACCGCACGTTACAACCTCACAACGCCAAGCCCAAACCTGCAATCTCATGTGTTCTATTGTCTCATAAATGCGAGACGTTGGAACACTAACTCACATGAGCAATAACAGAACCCGGCCCTGCGCCTGCCGCCACAGCCCAGTAGTACGCATAGCCCAGCGTGTCCTGATAGCTTGTGCCAGCAGTAGGCGTGCCCAGAGATACGCCGTTCTGCGGCGCTCCAGAGCTTCCACCCGTAGGCGGCGTATTCGAGCCGTAGATCGTTGCCCCAATGCCCACGCACTGAAACGTGATGCTCCTACGCGCAACAGCACCCGAATCAAGCGGCGCAATCACACGCGAAATCGACCCCATTGCAATCGTGTCCGTCGCTGAAAACAAAGGCGTTGTCGTGCCCGAAGAGACTTGAATCGTAAGCGGCCCGTAAGGGTTGAAGAGTGGCATGGAATCACCTCAAAGCGATGCTATCACGACTCTAAAATTGACTTCGTAACAAACTGTATCGGCCCGCCATCCTTGCCGGCGTGGTTCAGGTCGAGACGCTCCCCGTATTTCTTGGGGTTTAGCTGCCCAGCCCGCTTCATAAGCGTCTGGACGATGAGCTTGGAGCGCTCCACGTTGTCCCCGGTCTTCTCCTGCGTGCCCCACTCTTGTGTAGTGGTCACAAGCCCGACGCGGCCCGTATGTGCCTCATTTACAGCAGCATCCGCGTAGGTGTCAGCAGAAAGCACTCGTGCGCGCGCGGAACTCTCCGCAAATGCCTCGTTACTTTTCATCCAACGGTAAACAGTTGTGAGGCCAGGAGTTCCTTCCCATTCCGGTTCGGCCCTCATCGTGTCCAGAACATGCTCCAAACCCATTCTTGATTCCACCAAACGCTCACAGATTTCGTCTGCTATCTGTTGGTCGAAAGGGATTGAGGGTCTGCCAGCCATAGGGGGTAAGGATATCAGACAGCCACGAGAAAATAAAGGGCAATAATTGACTTGGCTAACCCAGCGGAACAGGAGAGCTGTGACTTCAGTGGTTTTAGGGCTTTTTGGCGAGAACGTATGTATTAACGGCCCAGCCAATGATCGTGCCCGCAGTTATGCACACGCCTATTACCCAGCGAAAGGCAACCTTGTATCCATGCACTTCTTCGCTAAGTTTCGTCACCTTATCTCGTAGGTCTTTGGCCTCACCTTTAAGGTGAGCAACGGCCTCCATCAGACCACCAATCTTGTGCGCAGTATCTAGATTGTGTTCGATAGGCGGAGATGGAGACCTGACTGGAAAATCTTCAGGGGTGACAAACTCTCGATAGGGCTGGCGATGTTCAGGCATTCACTGGAGGCTGCGCGGCTAACCACTCCCACACTTCGGGCTTCGCCACACCGAAATATCCCTTCACCGGCACGACGAAAAAGGTTTGCGGGCTGGAGATTCCGAGGCTATCCGACATCTCTTTGCTGGTGATACTAGTGGATCTAATGAGCCACTTTCCCGCTTCGATCTTGAGTGATTGTGTAGGGAATTTTTGCGCAACCGCAGCGTCAACCGCTTCCGTGCTGCCATTTAGCGAAATCAATAAATACGTTGCCATCTGTCCTGAACTTACCATACTGGTTTTGGAATGATGAGCGCAAGACAGCGGTTATCAGTCAGCGTGGCATGGGAGAGGCGCTGGGGATGAGCACACAGAGCGGAGGACGATTCCCGCGATTCATCAACGGCAAGGCCATCGCTAAATACATCGGTCCCGAACTCAAGGAAAAACTCGATAAACCCCTTGTTTTTCAGGCATCCGCATCGGTCCCGAACTTGGGTATGACGCTAGAAAAAGTACATGGGTTCGACGTTACGCTCTTGATCGAAGTGTGTGAGTGTGCAGAGAAGGCCGTCGAAGTCGCCAGCAAGAGCCTTTGCCACTCTCGATTCCGGCGATTGCTGCATCGAGACCTAACTTCCATCGCGTCCCATCAGCATTTAGGCCTCCGACAAAACTGATTCGGGGGTGGAGGTGCAAAAGTCAGTTTTTCCAGCACCGCAACCTGTTTTTTCAACGAGGCAATTTTCTTGTCTCGACGCTTGATTGCATCAGTAACGGCGTCCGCGCGGTTACGGAATGTGGACGACTTCGATTGAAGGCCGTCAAGAGGCTCATCCCTTTCAGGGTTGTAATATTCCACGCCATCATACGAAGTCCACAGGGTAGCGCGGCTCTCCATGATGCCATTGGTTAGAGCGTACTTGCTAGACCAAATCATAAATATCTCAGGTGTCTCACTCATTTTCTACTCCATCCTCGCTAGTCAGGCGGCTAATTCCCAAAATCCCGCATAGTAATTGCGGGCGTGGGCGTATCCATCAGGAAGCACGCACCACAACATGCCAGTTCCTAACACCTTGCAGAGTGTACCCATATCTCCGCTTTTCTTCCGTAGGGTGATGTTAGATTCGTGCGCGTGTTGTGAAAGTCGAACCCTAACTCCGTTGACGCGCTTGATTTGCGCGTTTACAAGGAATACCTCAGCTTCCCGCGCAGGCTTCTCTACTTCGAGATATCGCTTCCATGAGGCCGCGTTAGCCTGTCTCGTGCGGACACCCTTACGTGCTGCTTTCTGTCGCTTAGTGAGTTTCATTTCGCCTCCAACTGCTTCTCTAACTCCGCAATCCTGTCAAGCAGTTTGATTACAGTTTCTGGGGATGCCGCTGCGGTGTAGGCCGCGAGTGCTTTGCGTTTCACTTGAAGCGGGTCTTGGTCGCGCGGAATGAACTGCTGCGCTTGTATTATGCAGCGCCATTCATCGCCAATCTTAGCCTCTATCTCGAATCCTGCACCGACTACAGACACTTCCCATAAACCTTCAGGGGCCTTGCTTGCCAGCGCTCTCAGCTCATCATTGGTCATTGGGTTTCCTCTCGGCCAGAAATTCTTTGATTCCACTCGACAGCGCATATTTACTGGACAATACAGTCAGAACCGCATCGCTCATTCGTCTCCTGCTTTCTGGCTCTCGCCCTTGCTCACAGTTCTTTCAGTGAAATCTTTCCGCCGCTCTTGTTGATTAGACCCGCCTTGTTGAGCGTGCATACGACTCCAGCGATACTGCCATTCGCGCAGCCAATGAGGATGCGTAGCTGGGTCTGCGTCATAGCGCCGTGAACCATCAGCGCGTCAATAGCCTTTGCGGGGTGACCGCTGAGCTTCTGCTTCCACTGCTCCCATGCCGCGCTCACGCGTGGAGTCGCAGCCGTAGCGGATCCGCCCATCGCATCAAGCTCGCCAAACATCTTCTTGAGGCCGTTGTGAAGCGGAAAGAGAATGTCTCGTAGTTGGCTCACGCCTTGCTCGATAGCCGCCGTCTTCTGGCGCTCCAATCGCAACTCTTCCTGCGCCTCAGCTAGTTGCTGATTGCGCTGATAGAGTTCGCGCTGGAGAGATTCAACCACGCCCTGCGGGCTGGGTGTTCCTGTAAGTATCAGTCCCATCACTCACCGCTTCCTTGCATCAGCTTTGCCCGGAACGCTCCGAGCGTCTGCGTGAGAATTGCTGGAGCGCCTACGTCTTCGAGGCGACGGATGTAAAAGAACGACATCTGCAACGCCTTGAGGTTCAGCCGCGCTTCGTCGTATTGGTCAATCGCCATGACGTATTCGTGGGCGTGAGAGTGTGTGCCTGTCACCCACGCGACCGCCGCCTTACGCCAATGGCTGAATTGCATGAATAGTGCTGGGTCGCCAGTCTGCGGATTGTCGGGATGGTATTTCATGGCCTTCGCACGGAAGGCAGCGTCAATCTCGGCAACAGTAGGCGCGGGATTGTCAAAACCCAAACCCTGCTGCCACGAAAAATCTTCCTTCTTGCGTGAGAACCAGACAGCCACGCCGGGGTCAAGATGTTCATTGTCGCTGCGGGATACAAGCACAGAGGTCGCACCCAAACGCTCCAACTCTTGCGTTAGTTTTTGGCGCGTGACAGCCCAGCCCTCCTTCCATCGGCCTTGACCCACACGCTCCTTGATGCGGGTGCGCTCTAAACCATCCGGCCACTTCAACTTTGTCTCTTCGATAATGTCAATCTTCGCCATTTATTTCGCTCCAATCTTGTAGTAGGTGATGACCGAAGTCTTTTGTTTGCGGAACCCAAACCGATTTAGAATCTTCGGGCCGATGTCGCGCTTGCCAAGGTAAACATCTGATAGATATGCCGCAGAAACGCCCAGCGATATAGCGAACTGGCGCAGTGATTGCGACTTTTGACGCTCTTTTATCAGGCGCAGAATATGATCTTTTGTCACTTCCATGAAACCGAATTTATACCCTCTCAGGGTGGGTGTCAACTTATTTTAGCAATGTTAGCCAATTCCGCTTGACACGTTTCTACGCATCGGCTAAATTGGATACACGCTCAAGAACGAAAGAGCACAGGAGATGACACATGGCAAGCGGCGTAAAGGAACTTGAGGGGCGCGTAGGCGTTCGAGACATGGTGCGGTTCGACCCATTCAAAATCAAGGTCGAGAAAAACTTCAACCCCCGCGTGAAGGAAACTCTACGCGCCAATATCGACCGCTTGAAGCCCATGATTGCTTCGGCTGGTGGCGTACTTCAGCCTCTCTGGGTGCGCCGCGATGGTGAGGATTGCATCCTGATTGATGGTGAATCCCGCCTGACTGCCGTCAAGGAACTCATCAAGGAAGGACTTCTGCCGGCAACAGAGGGGAAGGACGACAAGCCCTTTGGTGTTCCTGTTCTGTGTATGGAAGGTTCCGCGGATGAAGTCACGCGCATCAAGTATGCGATGACAGCTAACGGCGGCGCTCCGCTTGAGAAGTGGGAGATTGGTAAGAACTACGCTCGTCTCATCAACCTCGGACAGACAGAGGAAGATATCGCCACGGCGTTCGGCAAGACTCCGCAGTACATCGCTTCCTGTCTCGCTCTCAACGATGCCGACGACACTGTAAAGCATATGTTGGTAATGGGTGAGGTTTCTGAGGGCAAGGCTGTATCAGCCGTCAAGAAGTTTGGTTCGAAGGCCGCAGAGCACATTGCGGCGGCTCCGAAAAACGCCAAGGGCAAAGTAGTACGCGAGCGGAAGCAGGAGTTTGACGTGAAAGCTCTCGTAAAGGCTGTGCGTGTACTTCTGGCGGATGCCGCCCAACAAGGCAAGCCTGTCGTGTTTGAGATTCATTCCGATCTCGTCCGCGATGTACGCGAAGCAATGAAGGGCGCTAAGTAGTTTCGGCCTAAGCTGATTCACCCCCACCACTCAACCGTCTAGCGGAGTTGCTAGAAAGCAAGGGTAATAACCATGAACACCTACAAAGTCTGGATGTCCGCAACAAGCACTATCAACACGACCCTCGAAGTTGAGGCGCAGGATGAGCAAGACGCTCTGGAGAAGGCAAGAGATTACGCCATCGAGAACAGCCGCAATGCGGCGTCTGACCTTAGCTGGTACTACGAAGGCTCGGGCGATGTCGAATTAGACGATGAGTGCTGCTGGAAAGCGGACTTGGTACCCCCGCCGCCGCCCTACAAAAGCCCCACGGAGCGCATGGCTGAACTGATTGGCTCCCACCCGTTCACCGTAGTTGCGGAGAAGCGGTACTACCGCCTGTTCGCTGGCACAGAGGATGTCACCTTCACCGTCGCTAACTTTATGGGCTTGAAAACTCAAATGAGCGCGGGAAAGTACAAGTGTGACGCTGTGATGATGAATCCCACCACTTGCGCCAACGAGGTTCTAACCAACCTATGCTCGAAGATCGGGCGTGAAGTCGGCCCCGTAACCGTACTCTAGCCCCACCACTCAAGGAGAAATATATGGACATTGTAAATATGGTCGGTGGAGTGATTTTTAGCGCAGCGGCGACCGTACTGAAAGACGCGTTGGTTGAAGCGGTAGAGAAGAAGGCCGACCTGCGCAGTGCCGACCTGTACGGTGCCAACCTGTACGGTGCCTACCTGCGCGGTGCCAACCTGTACGGTGCCGACCTGCGCGGTGCCTACCTGTACGGTGCCAACCTGTACGGTGCCTACCTGCGCGGTGCCAACCTGTACGGTGCCGACCTGCGCGGTGCCGACCTGCGCGGTGCCAACCTGTACGGTGCCGACCTGCGCGGTGCCTACCTGCGCGGTGCCGACCTGCGCGGTGCCTACCTGCGCGGTGCCAACCTGTACGGTGCCAACCTGCGCGGTGCCGACCTGCGCGGTGCCAACCTGTACGGTGCCGACCTGCGCGGTGCCAACCTGCGCAGTGCCGACCTGTACGGTGCCGACCTGCGCAGTGCCGACCTGCGCGGTGCCTACCTGCGCGGTGCCGACGGAGAGAAAAAGAAGGCCCACTCTATCCGTATCTTTTCATCTTCCCTGTATCCCTTCGTAGTGCTTGCTGTGCTGTTTGAAGATGGGGAGCGCATGGTCAAGATGGGGTGCCTAGAGAAGACACTGGCCCAGTGGAAGAAAGTAGGTATCCGTAAGAGCAACTTGTCCGAGTTTCCTGACGACAAATCCGAAAAATGTGAAGATCGCGTCGGTCTGTTCAATCTGGCTAAGGCTGCGGTTACGCGCATGAATCTGCCACCGAAAGCGAAGGCAACCAAATGACCTACGACGCAACCGCGCTCCTCGCTATCTACGTTTTTCTCGCCATACCTGCGTTCCTTGCTGCAATAGGTATTACGCAGTGGCTGGTTGAGTTTGTAATGTTTGCAGCACACCTCTGGAGGACACGATGAGCGAAGCAATTGAAGGCCGCAAGGTTCGCCAGTTGGTTGTGGTGAGCGATACCGAGCATCAGGAAGGCATCTTCGCAGTTGTATGCGAGGACGGAACGATGTGGGAGCGCAGATATCTCTACAACGGGACGGCAGGCGGCAATAGGGGTTTGCCTGAAAACTTCGCTAACGTCTGGTTGCAGATTCAAGCCCCACCTGAACCAGACAACCAAGACATCAAGTTTTAGTAACCCTCTACCAAGGAGCAAGAAAATGCAGATTGACCAGAATAAAGTCGAGTTAGCGATTGTTGAGCAAGTTGCGGGCGAGCTTATCGAAGCTGATGGTTTGCGTGACCTCGTAGCTAAAACCGTTGAGCGCCGCATTGACAACATCTTCAAAGAGACTGCCGACAAGCAGATTAGCGATGCCGTGATGGGCGCTATCAAGGCAGGATTCGAGCGGCCCTACCGCAAGGCCAATTCTTTCGGTCAACCTACAGGCGATCCGACAACAATCGCTGCGGAGCTTGAGAAGCAGGTTGCTGGTTACTGGAATCAGATGGTGGATAAGCAGGGAAATCCCGCCGATAATAGCTACAACAAAACCACCCGCGCCGAATGGGTGATGCTCAACATGGTCGCTTCCGACTTCCACGGAGAAATGAAACAGCACATGGTCAATGTAGCGGCTTCCCTGAAAGATGGGTTGCGCGCCAAGCTACACGAAACCGTCAACTGTATGCTGTCAGACGTTTTTCGCGTTCGCAGCTTGGAAGACCAGAAAATAAACCAGCAGAACGATTCAAGCTGCATCCACCCGAAAGCCAAGTAACCGAATCAGAACTCTAAGGAGCAATACAGTGCCAGAAAACACGCAAATTGAGCGCGTAGCAACCACGCCGTCAGGGATGCAGCTTCTCGCGGAGCTATCCCGCAAGGTGACAGACCCGCAGGCTGCAATTGAGATTGCCAAGCAGATTGTTGACCTTGAAACCAAGTGGGAAGAGATGCGCCAGAGCCGGGACAGATTCGATTGGGAGAAGTTGGAGCGCCAGGCGAAGGTTGAGTTTGCGGAGGCGTTCAAGAAGTTCAAGGACGATGCTCCCCGGATTCTCAAGACCAAGCACGTCTACTTCGAGAGCAAGAAGGCTGATTCCCCGGCGACGAGCTACTACCACGTCGAACTGGACAAGGCTTGCGAGCTGCTGATTCCCGCGCTTCTCAAGGTCGGCATAACGCACCGCTGGAAATGCACAGACCTTCCCGGTGGCATGACCCGCGTTACCTGCTTCCTGCGGCACAGGCTGGGCTATGAGGAGGAGGGCGCTTCACTGGCTGGCCCTGCTGACCAGAGCGGCGGCAAGAACCCCATTCAGGGCGTTGGTTCCTCTACGTCCTACCTTGAGCGCTACACGTTCTTGGCTACCTGCGGCATCGTCGCTTCCAACACGGACAATGACGGCAACTTGCCGGGAATGACTCAGGGTGAGGCTGATATCCACATTGCGGCTATCCGAGCAGAGGAAGACGCTGTGAAGGTGATGGCGGCATGGACTAAGGCCATCGAATCGGCCAAGAAGTTCACCCCGCCAGATTACCGGGCTATGACTATCTACACCGAAGCGCGAGACGAACGCCTGAAGGAATTGAGGAAATCCAAATGACCACGACCATTGTTAGGTGTGACCTATGCAAAGAGGAACTACCCGCCCAATCCAAGAAGGTTGCCGTGCAGATGGTGTTCACCACGGAGCAAACGGAGGGTAGAAGCACTACCCCATACCTATCCCTTGAGAGTATTGATTGCTGCAAGAAATGTCTTGACCGACTAATCGACAGCCATCCCCTTCACGCCTCTGGCGCACAAGGCTACAACGATTACCAATGGAGGCAGCAATGAGCAGAATCATTCGATGCACTCAAGGCGACGACCTCTGGATAGCAGCACGCGTTGGCCGCATCACTGGCTCCAACGTAGACGCTCTCCTTGCCCCGCCAACGAGCCGCCAGTCCACGCGCAAGGGAATCACCTACCCAGCTGGCACAGAGGCTCTAGAGAAGGCTGAGTACCGCCAGAAGCTCATCGTGGAGCGTATCTACGGGCGTGCTGTGGGCAACGTGACCACGCAGTACATGAGGGACGGCTCCGACCGGGAAGAGTTCGCCCGGATGCTCTACGAGGTTGACACGCAGCAAGTGGTTGAGCTGGTAGGATTCGCCCTGCACCCTCTCTGGGATTGGTTTGGAGCGTCTGCGGATGGTCTGGTAGGCGATAAGGGCGGCGTAGAGCTAAAGTGCCCGGCTGAGACTACGCATGACACCTACGCCCAGGACATCAACCTGCTAGTGGATGAGTACAAGGGCCAAGTTCTCGGCAACCTGATTTGCTTCCCCGAGCGCGACTGGTGGGACTTGGCGAGTTTCCAGCCCTACGCCCCGGATGCAATCAAGCTGCTCAAAGCTCCCCGCTTCCACCGCTCCGACTGGAAAGAAACCATCGCCAAGATCGAATTCAATGCGCTGGAGATGAATGAGCAGATTGAGGCAGAGATCGCGAAGCGTGGTCTACCGCCTACGGTTTGGAGAATTATCGAATGAACGCTCTACTGTAAATTCCTTGGCGATACATAGGAGTCTCGCTCATCATCATCGTTTGCGGTTGGGTGTATGACCGCGATAGTAAGCGCGACGAAGATTAGGAGGATGTGATGTACGAAGCAGTTGCCAAGCATATCGCTGAAGCAGAGAAGGCCCGCCAAGATGCGCGCGAGTTGCGCTCTAAGGGCTACGCCGAAGCCGCCCGCATCGCTGATATCCGCGAGCGCTTCCATTTGAGTTTTGCCAAGATTGAAGAGGCCAGCAATGAACCTTCCCGATAATCCCGCAAACGACCCCGAATCCCCAATGTACGAAGACGCCGAGCGCGAGATTCAAGAGCGCGAAGACCAAGAACTCAGCCGCAGCAATCCCGATTACGAATAGAGGACACCATGCCAGATAAGTCACAAGCGCCCCAGAATGAATCGGATAGCAGTTCCGACAACAGCAATACGAGTTTCGGCAAGATTAGGGCGCACATCAACAATATCGAGCACCCGGTTGACGAACTTGCACAGCGATATTGCGATGAGGGTGCGATGCCGAGCACCGCCTATCGTAACGTCGCGCAGAGTTTGTACGACACAATCAACCCGATGCCAGCCTCCAAGCCAGAGCCGAGCACCCCAGTTGCCCCGCTGAATGAAAATTCTGGCGTCAAGCCTATCAACAAAGACCCCATGACTGATATTTGCAGGTGTGGACATAACCGCGAAGACCAAGCGCAGGAAGATTACACGTTAGGTCGGTGCGGAGCGTGCAACAACTGCCTCAAGTTTGTATTCTCACACTCGAAGGGTTCGCCTAAAGACTTGGCCCCAGTAGCAGCAAGCGGGCCGCAGGATGGCGATACGGAGGTCAGCGATGCCGACAAAGGGTAAGGAATCCGCAAACGAAATGCTGTATTTCGACAGGCTCAAGCGCATTACAAAGTATCAGAGCGTCGAGCAACTGCGCAGGAGAAGCGGCAAGGATTATGGGTTGTCCTTCGAGGAAGCGCTCGAATACGCCTATGAGAACGTGCTCCAAGAGGCTGCAAACGCAATCAAGGGAAAGCGCAGGCCAAAGTTCGCCCAGCAGGACGTTACGCCCCAACCCAAAAGTGAAAGCGAGGAATAGAAATGAAAACCAATTGCTCGATGTGCTGCAAGGAAATTGATGATGGTGAAGTTCAACGCTGCGACGAATGTGGCGAGGATGGTCTATGCGAAGACTGCATGGGAAACCACATTTGCGATTCGGAGGAACCCCAGTGACCAGATACTTTGCTCTGCTCGGGTTGTTGATGTGCTCTGTGGGTTTCATTATGGCAGACCAGGCTCACTTAGTCCGCACCACTGGCCATCGTCGAACACCGTGGGTTGAGCGTTACAGATGGAACGGAAGAGACTGCATGGAAGGTTGGACGTGGGTTGCTTGTGGGTCACCCGACGCTCCACCTCAGGGACGGTAGCAAGTGATGCTCCCCGAACTCAGCAAGCCGCTCTGGATTCCAAGGATGTGACCATGAATGAGCAAGAACAAATCGAGGTTTGGCAGCGGCAGATTGCGGCGAATGTGACGCTTGAGGACTTCAATAAGTTCGTCGTTCCGGCCATGCGAAGTGATGAGACTTTCAAGCGCATGGCCGCGGAGGAAGCGAAGCGCCGTGGCTACCGTGCAGACAAGACGCTCGGCATCTACGTCGAGCCTGTCAAGATGGTTACCACCAAGGGCCGGAATCTCCTCAAGGTTGGGTGGTCGAAAGACATTCTCTACGCGGAGTTTTCGTCCGGCGACACGTACAGCTATCTCGGAGTGCCGCAAGAGGAATTCTTCAAACTCACTCGCAGCCCGTTCCCCGATAAGCTCTTCGCCACCAATGTCCGCAACAAGTTTCCGTCCGCAAGGTGTCCAACGCAAAGCCGCCCCAGCGGTTAGGCTGAGGCGGCAAGATGGTTGCGGGGGAGTCTCTGCGACTGTCGAGGAGGCAAAGAAGGGGTGCGCGGCTCACCCCGCAGTTGCAATCATACACGATTTGATGCACAATGAGGATGTCGAGTGAGGCAGCAATGCAATTTTCCCCCACAATTCGGGCAAGAAAATCATTGCATCTCTGCGCCTCGGCATCCTCTACGCAAATTCCTTTTTCTAAGCTCACATTTGCCGCGCCTGTACCGGGTTCGTCTTTTGTGGGGGCGGCTTTGGGAGCATGTCTGGGTCAGAATACTGACCTCTCACCGAAAACGGGAGCCTTTGGGACTGGTGTGACGGGACGACGCAGCCAACGGATAAATCGACAACGCCCGGCATAGGGCAGTCCGACCGTTCGGGGGCGTAGCGGCTCCCGGCTAATCCACGCATAGCGAAGCGGATTCCATTTTTACCAAAGCCGAAGGTGTCCCCATTGAGCCTCGGGTGCAAAAGAGTCCGCAAAGGACTCCTGAAAGGGTAAATCAGTGACATACGAAGAGCAGCAGCTACGGGAAGAATTGAACCGGGTACAGGAAGAGGACAAGACCCTTACAAAGCGTTTTTACGAATGTATGTCTGGGCAAGCCATTTGGCGGGAAGGCGAGCGCCAGCAGATTAGCAGCAAGTTTGAGGCTAACAGTGAGACAATCCGCCATCTCGAAAAGCGAATTTTTGCGCTAGAGTTTGCTCGCATGGGGGAGGCATGAGCCAGTACGGTCTAATCCGCCCGACCAATGAGATAGCTTTGCGCCCGTTGCGCCCTCGTCAGGAGGCGGCTATCGCGGCCATACGTTTGGCTATACGGAGCGGCAAGCGGAAAATCATACTCATGCTGCCTACGGGTGGCGGGAAGACGCTCATAGCCGCGCATATCATCGCTGGGGCTATCGAGAAGGGCAAGAAGTCGATGTTTACCTGCCCAGCCATCAACCTCGTAAATCAGACCCTACGGGCGTTTGAGGCTGAGGGCATCCGAGACATAGGCGTGATTCAAGCGCAGCACGAGCGGACGGACTGGCAAGCGCAGACGCAGATTGCATCCGTACAGACGTTGGTGCGGCGACCACTGCCAGAGGTTGATTTGGTCATTATCGACGAGGCGCACGAGCGGCATGAAAAGTTAGAAGCCATCATCCTGTCTGACGCTTGGCGAGATAAGGTCGTAATTGGACTCTCAGCTACGCCGTGGAGCAAGGGGCTGGGGCTGGTTTGGGATGAGCTAATTGTCGCAGCGACCACGCAGCAGCTAATCGAAGAGGGTTGGCTCACTCCGTTCCGCATCTTCGCGCCGTCCGTGATGCCAGATTTTCGCGCCATGAAAATCAAGGCAGGAGAGTTTGAGGATAAATCCACCTCTGCGGAAATGAGCAAGAAAACCATCATCGGCGACATCGTGAAAGAGTGGCAAGAGAAAGCGCATGGTTTGCCCACGTTTCTCTTTTGCGTTGACCGAGCGCACGCCAAGATCGCCAGAGATGAGTTTCAACAAGCCGGAATCGGATGCGGATACATGGACGGCGAATCAACGCCAGATGAGCGCAGAGAAACATTCAAGGCGTACCGCTCCGGCGAGACTCCCATCATCGCATCGGTAGGAACGCTCATCACAGGCATAGATGAGGATGTGCGTTGCATCGTTGACGCGCAGCCTACGAAGTCGCAGATTAGGCTTGTGCAGAAATTAGGCAGAGGGATTCGTTTGGCGGACGGAAAAGACAGCCTCATCATCCTTGACCCTGCGGCGAACTGCTTACGCCTGGGACTCATTACAGATATTCACCACGACACGCTAGACACTCGCAAGCCCGGAGAGAAGGGCGAAGCATATGCCGATGAGCCGGAGCCACCGAAGCCTCGCAAATGTAAAGAGTGCCGCGCTATTATGCCGCCGTCCGCTAAGACTTGCCCGAACTGTGGGAAGGTGTGGTTTTCTACGAGCGCGGTACAGATTCAAGACGGCGAACTGACTGAGTTTATCGGCGGCACAAAGCCGAAGAAAGAGCCGAAACCAAAGCGCGACGAGAAGCAGGATTTTTACAGCGGCTTACTCTACATCGCCCAAACTCGTGGATTCAAAGATGGTTGGGTCGCCCACAAATATCGTACAAAGTTTGGCGTTTGGCCTGTTGGTTTAGAGCGTGTTCCGAAGGCTCCTATCAAGGCAGTAAAAGAGTTTGATGCAGAGCAAACTCGGCTGTATCGTGAGTCGAAGAAGTCAGCGCCACAAGTTGAAGCAACAGCATAAGCACTTACAGGCAAGAACGCCGGAAAGGGCAAAAATGAGCGAGGAAAATGAATTGCAGGAAGAGAAGAAGCGTTTCGATAAAGCAGTGAAGGTGATTGCAGACCTTTACATCGGGGAGACGCTGAAATTCTCGGTTCCCCTGCGTCCGGGCGTGAAGGCTGATATCGCAATTTCGGGCGCTAAGTGGAACAAGAAAACCCTTCTGGCTTTTTCAAGAGTCGTGCGCAATATGGCGGAGAACTTTGAAGAGCAAGAACACCCGTTGGCAGAATTCGAGCAAAACTGATGGGCTGGCTAGTATTCACTGCCGAGGAGGGGATATGAGTAAGTTGTATAAACTCGCCAAGCATGTGACCGCGCAATGGGATGTCCACTCTGGCGCTCCATGTATTGAGGGCAGACGCATATCCACGGCGCATGTCGCTGGACAGTTTGCCTATGGACGAGAGATGCAGGAAATGGCAGACGACTTTCGCGCTCCACTTGAGCATATCGAAGCTGCCGTCCGCTACGAACTAGACCGCCGCATGAAGCGTAAGCCAAGATTCAGAGCTAAGAGGCCCGGAGCATTATGAGCGCCTTCGACCCAATCTCCTACATCCGCGACGTTCGCGCTCTGCCTGAGTGCTTCCCGAGCAAGTACGTCACACTAACCAGCATCATCACCGACGCAAAAACCCTAAGAGACATCCGCGAGGCAAAGACGCTGCAATCCCTCAATGCACTATTCCAGCCAGCAGCGAAGGCCGCTAAAGCCGCAGGCGATACGTGGCTGGTGAATAAGTTGAAGGAAGAAGCGACAAGTAGAAAATCAGCACTGGAGGCGAAATGAAGGATGATGCGGAGAGCGAAGAATACTTCTCAGAGTTAGACGACCAATGCACATGGACAGACCCTTGGTTCAATCAGTGCCGTTTACCTTACGGGCATGAGGGAATACACAACTTTGAATGCGTCAACAAGCAGCAATCACTTTTTGTTGAAGTCTGAAGCAGCAGCAAGGAAGAAGGAGATTCAAGCATGAGCGATTTTCCAAAAGCTGAAGTAGGAAACTGTCAGTTCTGTATGCGCGACACCGGATGCTGCACGATGCGCGACCCATGCCCCCATTGTGGCGAATCGTTCGTGGATAGAGAAAAGCGCTGGGCAATAGAAGAACAGGCAGTAAGGCCGCAATTTACTCCCTCTGAGAGGCAGCTATGAGTTGGTAAATGTTTTGGCGCAAGTGGGTACGTCTTCACGGTAGGCCCGGAGGCTTTGTGGATTTGATGTGGATGTTCGATAACTACTGCTGGCAGAATCGAGGGCGCAATGACTCCTGAGACGAAGGCCAAAGGTGAGATTCAGAAGTACCTTCAGATGGCAGGCCATAAATGGCTGCGCCTCCATAGCGGCATCGTGCGCGTTAAAGGTGGTTTCATGCACAGCAATGAGGAAGGCACAGCAGACCTTGTTGTGTTCCTGAAGGACAGGCCAGCGGCGTTTATCGAGGTCAAGGTTGAAGGACAGGCCACAGAGAAGGCGCGGCAAGAGAAGCAGGCGGCGTTCGGCGCGGACATGACCGAGTTAGGCCATCACTATGCCATTTGCAAGTCTGTGGACGAGGTAGCGTCCTTTCTGGGGCGCGTGGTATCGGGGAGGATTTCGTGAAGCTTAAGAGGATAGGCTCATCAACCCGCTACGCACAACTTCTCGGCGTAAGCGATAGGGCCATCATGGGGCTGGGCGGTAGGCCGAAGCTCAAGGTAATGCCTCCCGATATCCGCAAGCTGTGGCTGCGGCAACTGCTGAATACCTTGAAGGCGAGGAAGATAGCGTGAGCTACCAAACCCACAACGGCGTGAGAACCTACCTTGACGGGCGCGAGGTGTGCGATAAAACAGCCAAGGGAAAACGTAAGTATGCTCTCCGCACCGAAGCGATGGCAGCACGCCAAGACTATCGCTGTGCAATCGGTGGGGAAATGCTAGACCTGAGGGATGTCCAGTTTGACCACGAGGCAGGTAGAGGCTCTGGCGGGGGTCACAGGGACGACCGCATTGAGATAGACGGCGAATGGGTCAACGCAGCGGTCTGCGGGGCGTGTAACGGACGCAAAGGCTCGCGGCGCTACTCTTGGCAGGACGGAAAGTATCTACCAGTTAACGGAGGAAACAATGGGCAACTTTAGCTATCGGTGGGCAGTTTTGGAGCGCTACCCAAACGCTTATTGCGCGGTAAGCTTTGGGACTAAAGCCGCTGAAGACAGGTATCAAGTGTTCTGCCCCGCACATGGCTACCTTGGCGACATGGCGTGCAAGAATCCACTATCTGCATGGGCGCACGCTTGGGCATCAACGGTTTAAACAGTAACGGCCACCCATGAGGTGACCGCTCTGCGATATCAGGCCCGACTTACTTGCACCTTCTGGGATGTTCCTGAGGAATGAGCCAGAGATGCAAACTTAGGATATGGGCGGCGCGTCCTGTAAGTCGGTCGGCAGCGGGGTTAGCGTGCTGGGGTCGTCTACCGTGGTCGAGGTCTGGTAGGCGGCAAGGGCGTCCGTCAGGGCTGAGTCCAGCGCCGCCGCAATCGCTAGATCGCCGGGGTCGAGTGTGGAGTCCTGCTGTAACACCTGAATTTCGGACTGGAAGGCTGTCAGGAGCGCCAATTCGTCATTGGTAGGTGTGCCGCCAGCCTTCAGTTTGGCAATGAGGCTAGGGATGGCCGTCTCCAAGTTGCCGATGAGCGTGGCGAGGCTGGGTGAGATGACGCCGAACTGCTGGAGGATGGTGGGTAAGAAAGCGCCGAGCAGGGTCAGGATGGTAGCGAGCATGGTTTCTCCTACTTTGTGATGGAGTTGAAAACAGAAACTGCGTTTTTCCAAGACGCCACAGCCGCCGCTACAGCCGCGTTGAGCGCCGACGCATCCCCACCGCCTGCCTTGTGGTACGCCTGCTCTGCAAGATCGGCGGCGTTTAGGAGTCCGTTGAGCGCGTTCATGGCGTCAAGCTGGGCCTGCGTCAGTTGCAGCTTGCCCGACTGGATTGAGGTTGAGATAGACAATGCGAATGCGTGCGCGGGCTGAAGCGCGGTATTCGCTGCTGCGTCGATGGAATCCACTGCGCCAACGGGAGGAGCAGGGGGCGGCGCGGCAGTGACGTGACAACCTGCAAGAATCAGGACAGCAAGTAGGGCGAGCTTACGGGACATTGGGCGCTCCGGGGGTGCTTGGTGGGATTGTGGGGTCAGGGCCGGTAGTTTTCTGAGCGATGACAGTTTCCTGACCACTCGGACTCTTGCTCGCCAATACCGTCTCCTGAATGACGTTCTGGACGGGTGACTGAATGAGGTACAGCCGCACGCAACCGCCAGCCGTAGCCGCCACGATGCCCGCGAACTTGGCGATGCCGCCTTTGGTGGTGAAGTCAGCGAATGGAGCCGCCATGAGCGATGTGACCACACCCATCAGAACGAACACTTCCAAACCCTTGAGCCAAGTTCGGACTGGGGCGGGAACCTTCTGCCAGTAAGAAATGATGGTCTTCATACTTTTTTCTTCCTCGTGGAGCCTTTGTCAATTCCAGTGATGGCCGTGCTAATGAGCTTCGTTAGCTCTTTCTGATGTCCATCCACTTTAGCATCTACGGCTTGAACTTCGTCCGACACAATACCGAGCTTGCGCCGATTCAGCAGCGTGCCAATGGCTGCTATTGTTCCCGGTACAGCGGCAATCAGGGCTACGGCTACGATGTCGCTCACGTCTTCTTGCCTTTCCGCTCCGCATCATCTTTTTCCAGTTGCGCGGCCCGCTCCCAATATCCGTTATCCCGCAGCAGTTGAATGTAGTCTGCGAGGGTCGGTTGTTTTACGCGTTCGCTCTTTTCAGCCATGTTTTCAGGTAAATCGCATCCTGCGGGTTGCGTGCGACTATCTGATTGTATCTTGCCACACGTTGTACCCTGTATGCCGCAACCAGACGGTCAGAGTCGAGCGCGTTGGCCGCATCGAGGGTAAGAGGCCCAATCTCTCCATCAGGCGCAAGGGGAGGCGTTTGACCGCAGCAGTTGATGGCGTCCTGCAACAGAATCGCGCCGACGTGCGGGCCAGCATTGACCGCCTCATCCAGCACGCGGTTGGCTACGTCCTGCGATTCCAAACCGCCAAGAAGTAGGGGAGTCCAGAAGTTAGCCTCGTAGAACGCCTGGACTGCCGGCAGACGGTCGGACTGAGGCAGCGCGGCAATCTTGTCAAAGTCAAGGGGCCAAGCGGCAGAGTTGATGCCGGAGATAGCGCGAGCGCCAGCGGGAGCATCTGGAACTTCTGCGCAATACTTCTCGGGATCTTCAAACTGCATGATGTAGTCGAAAGCTGGCGGGAACTGGCTCAATTTGAAAACCTCTGAATGAGATAAAAGCAGAAAATGATGCCCAGAACCAAACAGAGCAACAGGACGCTCCCGCCAAACGGTTGCTGCGGCCAATCTGGGGGACGCTCTGGCTGATTCATCGAAACAAACCCATCCAGCAAAGCCTAATCACGTACACGCCACCTATTGCATTGAGCGCGACTACGGAGGCGGCTAGGAATCTCATTTCTTAATGATCTCCGTGATAATTCCAGCCAAGCAACTGACTAGCAAGAGAATGATAGCCCATCCCATCTTCACAAAGTTGTCAATTCTTGCATCTTGTGCGCTCATACGGTCATCTCCAGAGTCCAGGCGATCTTCTGCCTGTTGCATACGAGTGCATAACCCCGGCTTCCCGTTGCCCCGGTATAAGGTCTGCTCGTGACGCTCCCATATATTCTGCTGCCCGTTCGACACATCGCTCCTCCTGTTTAGCTTCAGCCCCACCCTCTCAGGTTTGCGCTATTACTACGCAGGGGCTTTGGTGCGGGTAGTGTCCTCAGTTAGCCCCCAACTTTTTAAGGGCAAAACATATTGAAAGTGTATGCGGAGCTGGTCGCCAACCCCGCCGCTGAAGCAAAAACGCTCGTGCTTGTAGCCAGTGCGCTTCCGGCATCGACATCGACCAACACCCCAGTAGCGGGAATGCTGGCTGCGGCATAGGTGCAATAAGGAACGTGGCCTCTATTTTGGGTGTAAGCGACGGTGAAAACGAGAGCACCAGGGGTCGGTACGCCCGTAGTGGTGAAGCTAATCTGAAAATTCACGTCCGTGCCAACTATGGTTACTCCGGTCGGCGTACCCCCCGCACCAGCGCCGAATGTAATGTTGCCGGTGCTCTGCGCTGTCTCCCCTACGAAGCCGTTGGATTGCACCTGCGGAAACTGTACTGCTGCGGCTCCGCTAGAACCAGTTGCGTCGGAGAAGACTAATATCTTAGTGGGGTTCGCTCCAGTGCCATACTGGACGCACTGAGTGAAGGTGTCTCCTGCTGTAGCCGACCCAGTCCAATACTGGCCGGATAGCCCAAAGCACGGGCTGTTCCGATTAGCCCCACTCGTCGCTGCGGTCACGTTTTCCACCAGCACAGGAGTGGTGGCTGCTGCGCCGATGTACGTGCTGGTTCCGGTATAGGCGTTGTTCCCAACAAAGGTAGGAACATTGAGGGTAAGGTCATACCACGCAGGCGCGACAGAGGCAGAACCAACAGGAGTATCGGAATAGGCGAAGACGTGCGCCGTAGTCGTCGGCCCCGCCAAGCGCGTCGCGGCTCCAGATGCACCTCCGTAGATAGTGTCACCCAGCGTCGTCATGGGGTTGGTGATTCCGGTCGGACACAACCCATTGCCCGGTGTGCAAACCAGGTTCGTGCTTCCGCTTCCTCCCGAGTGCATCGTCGCTGCCTGAATATCGTAGGCCGAAGTTGCATTTCCGCCAAACTGCACGGTTGCGCCGGTGGTCGGGCACGCTGGCGGAATAACTGTGTTCGAGAAACTGTACCCCAGCCCGATAATTCCACCGCCAGTCGTACAAATACCCAGTGGGTCGCCGGGGGAAGCTGGAGCGCCAACTCCAAAGTAGGCGGCGTTCGATGTGCTACCCGTACCGGCATATTGAAAGGCGATGTAAGTGTAGTTGAGGGCGGTCGGCGCTGTACCGACAACAATGCCGGTCCCGGTGGATTGCCCAGCAGCAATGTTCGGCGCAAGGAATTGCGCCATAGTCACGCCTATGTTGCCCGTCTCTGCAAAGTTATTAGTTACATTCAAAGCGCTGGAGGCGCTCCCGGAAGTCACGATATTCAGCGCATCGCCGGTTGGGTTAGTGATGGTTTGACTTCCCGTAGGATTCAGGGCAACGCAAGTTGTAAGCAAGCAGGGCGTGCCTGAAGCATCGGGCCATGTGATATACGTTGCATCCGCCTGACCAGAAGGTATCGTGAGTGTGGCAGACGCTCCTGAGTGAGAGTTGACTAGCGTCTGTATGTTTGTGGGGGGCTGGGCGTTGAATGTCGTCGTCCAAGGGGTTTGGGCTACATCGACATTGTTCCACCCAATTGTCCCCGTCCCGGCGTCTGTCGATCCATCGGAGATTTCGTCGTTGGTCATAATGGTGCCAACGGCTCCCGCTTGAATCGCAAAAAGCCCTTCGCTCAAAGTGATTTCATTGCTTATCCCAGAGATATTCAGGTTGCCGTTGAGTCCCTCGAAGTGGTTGCGAGCGCCTGCCACAGTGCTTGTTACGGTAGGAGCTTCATCCAATACATTGTTGAACACGTTTCCTACGCCGTTGCAACCGTTTGTGTTGCAGCCCACCACCATATTTTGATAGTTGTTGGAAAACTGACCGCCATTCACTGTAATGGCTGCGGCCTGAGGCATATTCAAACCGATGCCAGAGCATCCTTTCACCACAGGCATCGTCAGCGTGAACTGGCTGGAAGGGAAAGTGGAGCCGCCATCCAATCCATTGCTGAATGTCAATCCATTTACGCAGGTGCTAGACCCCGGAACCCCATAAGGGCCAGCCAAGAGATCCCTCAAGTCACTCTGGCCGTTCCAAAAATCCGCTTCAAAAGCGGAGATACTGCCCCCACTAAAATACACGTTGTCCATGATGGAGGACGTGCCTACTCGAATAGTGTAAAAGGCATAGCCAGCATTTGCGTTTGACGAGAAGGCGATGTCTCTAACGTCCATCCTTATAAAAACGGTGCCCGTTGGTATGCCTGCATAAAATCCGGCAGTGACGGTGCCCGACCCTGTGTAGATGAGGTAGGTTGCTCTAGCATCCTCCCCGCGCAAACATAAATAAACCGGCGAGGTGCTATTCCATGTGATTTGGGAGAGATGAGCATAGCCACCGCTCGGGAAGTAAACACATGTCCCCGGGTGAGCTATTTCGTAAGCAAGAGCAGCGTTGATGGCCGCTGTATTATCCGTGCCGGTGGTTCCGTTCCAGTCGCCCACCGCCCCGAAAGAGAGAGCCGAAACACTCTGGCAGATGCCGTTGTTCCATGCGCAGATGGTTGAAGGGGTAAGAGAAGGATTGTTGCATCCAAAAACACCGTCAGTGGTAGGGCTCGCCGTACAAATGGCATTCGGTTCTGTAGTGTGGCTAATGTTGTACGGGCTTGCTGCCAGCGCCGCTTGCAGGTTGAAGGCCGATTGCAGGTAATTCGTTCCATCGCTGTAAACCTGCACAAGCGCCCCGTTTGGGATGGTTATGCCTGTACCAGACGGGCCTATGACCTGAATCGCTTGACCGCCCGTTGTGGCATTTTCCACCACAAAGCTAAAACCAAGATTTAGAGGCGCGATGAGATTCCGCGTGGCTGTCAGGGAAACACTGCTCGTCACCTTGAGAAAGCCCTGCGCTGTAGTTTCGGGATAGACCATCGTGTGATTGGCGTCCGAAGAAAACACGAGATTGCCGCTATTGAGCAACGGGAAAATTCCGCCTGAGCCAATGGTTCCGGTGAGCGGAATCTGAGGGTACGGAACTGACTGTGCATAAGCGCAAGAGCAGAGGCATAGCGCGATGAGCAACTTAATAATTCGCATATTAGCTCGCAATCCTTGGGGAATACATCCCAAACAATAAGTTAGTGGTCTGGTACAGGTACATCGTGACAGTCACACCGTTTACATTGACGAAGGTCACAGTCGTCGGCGCGTTGAAGGCCATCGGGAAGCCAGTATTGTTATCAACCATCGTGTGCGTGCTGCCAGTTAGTAGTAGATAAATCACCTGAGACGATGTAGTGTATGAGCCGATAATCTGCCCAACCTGCTCCACGCCAAGCCCTGCGCTTGCAATGACATTGCTGGTACTGAGCAGCGCGGATGTTCCCGTAGCGGTCACGGTCGAAGTAGCACCCGCCGCGCCTACGCCGCCGAAGATGCGAGGGTTCCATGTGTATGTTTGATTTGCCGTCTGAGTGCTGGAACCGACCGCCGTCAATGTAACTGTCGTGGTGTGAATCGCGGAATGCGTGAAAGTCCCAACAATCGTTCCCGAAGTGAAGGGCGTTGTCAGTGCCAACGGAGAATCTACGTTGTCTGTGTTGGTGATTGTGGCGCTCGCCGGGGTTGCGGTATAGAGCGCCGAGCACGTTGGATTCGTAACCGAAGCGCCCAACTCCAGTGAACCATTGCAACCCGTAAACGAGTTGATGGCAAACGCGGCGGTCGTGCTGATGGTGATAGAACTTCCGGCAGTCGTGCATGTCAAGCCAGTACCGCAGAGAATCGACAACGCACCAGTGAGCGTGTTGAGCGATGAAACGCCAGAACTGCCACTACCGCCCCCACCAACTGAGAAATTGAACGGCCCATAGGTTGCACCGCTCTGTGTTCGCAGTGTGTAGGCATATTGCCCCGGCAGAAACCATGCTCCTGCATTTCCCTGTGCGTCGGCCTGATTCGTGCATGACGCCGAACCCTGCAAAACCACATTAGAACCTGTGGGACACGGAGAGGTGGAAGAAACTGAGTTGTAGGTGTTCGCCGGAGTCGAGCAATTGCCCGCCGTGCAGGAAAAGAAAGATACCCCAGCGTAGGGCAGAGCGTAGACGGGCAACTGCTGGCCGCTGCCTCCGGTTGTGCTGGCGAAGGGGATGTCGTAGCGCACGTTCTGGGCGCACAAGGGAAGGGCTATTAGAAGCGCCAATAGTGTTAGGATTTTCTTCATTAATTGCCTCCAAATAGGCTGTGATAAGCATGATACAGACCGCCAACCCCAACAGTTCCAGCCGCCGCAGGAATAGCATATTTTGCAGCCTTCGTGACTCCATTGCGGATTGCTGAGGCTCGCGCGTAATCCCTCATCGCCTTTTCGTAGGCTTCACGTTGTCCGACACTTTCGGCTGCGTCGCCCACATCACTAAAAAGTGAACTGCGAAGCTGCTTGAACTGCCCATCCATAGGCCCGGACATATCGGCGTCCGCACGCGACATCTTGCCAAGTCCAGATTGAAAGTCTCTAGCTTCTGGATAGGTAAGCGGAGCAATACGCTGCGAACGATTAAGAAGCTGGTTGACGGGCGAAGGAAGTGTACCTCCGCCCCGCTCTGCGAGTTCTGCCATCCGCTGCAAGTTGGCTTGGCTGCGGGTGAGATTTACAGGCTCATTTTGAGCTGCTTGAGAAACTGTATTGAATAGCGCTCCAGCTCTTGCGCGTGTCGGAATCTGCCCGAATGGTATGCGTCCCGGTGCAGCAGCGTCAGTAGCTCCAAGAACTAAAGGCGCAACTTGCGCCGCCGTGCTGGTCAATGTCCCCATTGCTCCGGGATTCGTAATTACGTTCTTTAGGTCGCTTCCATAACCTCCGTTTGGGTCGCGCGTCTCTTCCGCTTGTTCCGCAGCCTTAACCATCCCCGTCCCAAGAATAGGGATGGACTTCAGTGCATGAATTCCCGCCTCCGCAGGATTGCTATTTTGGACGGCAGACTTTGCAGCGGCGATAGGATGTCCCGAAGTGAGAAGTTTTAGTGTTGGGGTATTATCGCTAGTCCCCGTCAGCGACCTTGCGGCTTCTAACTGCTCATCACTGGAATTTTTGAGCGTGCTAATTACTCCCCGCGCTGGAGCGGTCATTGTATCCACGACACTCTTGATGGGATGCGCCTTGAATTCTGCATCATCATCTTTGAGGCTTTGGATGGGGTGCATCACCGCGTTTGGCAGCAGCGACTCGCCAAACTTCTGGATTCCACTTTTCTCGGCGGGAGAATCGTTGCTCCCCTGCCATATCTTCCAATCATCGTTGGCCGAAGTGGTGATGGGCGCGGATTGCCCCTGTTGTGGCTTATAATTCTTCGCCGCTGCTGCCCACGGGTCTACTTGTGCGCCTGCGCTCATTTCACCGTCCACCCATCTTGCGCCGCTAACTGCTTAGCTTTTGCCGCATCGCCGTTAGCTTTTCCGACGTAATAGTTAATCGTAGCAGCGCCCGGAATTCTCTCAGGGCCATCATCCTGCACACCAAGATATCGTGCCGAACTACGCGCTTTGCCAATGTCCTCAGCATATCTTTCGCGGCCCAAATCGACCATCTGACGCATCTGGTTAGGGTTGAGCGTTACACCTGAAAGATAGCCGTCCTTGTCGAACTTAGCGCCAATCTTTTGCAGCCACGGAGTAGACTGCGCTGCCTCTTGATAGAGGTCACGAGTAATGCGTGCGCCTTTCTGAAGGCCCATTGTCATGCCAAGATGGTTCGCCAGCAAGTTGAGCATTGCTTGTTGGTCGTGGTCTTTGATGGCCTTCTCATAACTGTCGGCCATTACATTCATGCGCTCTGCTGAATCGAGCGCGGGTTGAAAAGTCTTCAGCGCCTCGGTTTTTGCCGCTCTATCTTCACGCACACCAACATTCACGCTCATGGGGCGCTCGTAGTGTTCTCCCTCGTCAATGTCATATGCCTTTGTCTTCGGATTCCAAGCGTACTCATGCGGCTTGGATTGACCGGGACGAATGGCAGATATCGTCTTGGGCGCTTCTTCTGGCTTATTGAAGCCCGGAACCGTGGCCTGCATCGCTCTTTCGTAATACTTCACTATCGGGTCAGCAGACGGGTCGCGGCCTTCATTGATGGCCTTTTGAACCGCGTGGGCGTGACCAACCGCAAGCGTTGGATTGTTAGCCGCAGCATCGCGGTCGCGCGCCTCTGAAGAAAGGTTTCCGATGGTCGCTTGCGATACATCGTGCGTATCCTTCTGTGCTTGCGGAAGGCCAGCCGTTTCTTGCGCCTCATGCGCGGACATCGCATCATGCTCACGCTGCTGTGCTTCACTCTCCTGCGCAGCTTCATTCGCAGCAATTTGCTTATTGCCAGAGTGCAGGTCTGCCAAGTGGTGCAGAGATGTCCCCGGAAGCGCAATATCGACGCTAGGAGCGACTGCACGCAAGCCAACGTCTCCGAGTGTCGCCAAGCCCTGCAAGAGACCTCCTGAGAGCTTTCCGAGGAAGGGATGGTCTTGGCCGAACTTCGTGCCTTCAATCTTACTGGCAATCTGCGAAATGCCAGAGCCAGTGTTTTCCTTCCGCGCTTGCTCTGTCTTCAAGATGTCTGTCTGCGTTGGTAAGCGATTCACGGTTGTCGTATCAGTAGGTGCGCTTATTTTAGGCATACCGCCGCCCATCTGAGGGGTTGCCATCTTTGGCGCTGGTTCAGATTCACTTGCAGCAAGAGACTTGATTTGTGGAGTAATTCGCTCTGTTCCGGCAGGAAGCGCGATATTTGGAGGCGCAGGTGCGTCCATCTTCACGCCCGAACTCATGCCGAGATTTCCGATAGGTGGAGGCGCAGGGTCATTCGACGGCGGACGAATAATAGCGGGAGCCGAGGGCTGCGCTTGTTGTGCCAGCATCGCCAAATGTTCTGGTGAAAGTAGAGGATTTGTGAGAGGAGTTGTCATATTAGCTCGGTGTCAGCGCCGCAGCGCCTATCTGTCCTCCCGCCGCAATTCCAGATTGCAATAGCTTTAGCCATGGATTATCACCCGAAGCCTCCGCCGAGGTCTTTAGCGCGTCGTTCGACAGTCCGAGCGCCTTCTCTCCGCCGCCCAATTCGGTTGAGTACAGGCCTCCAAGTCCAGAAATGCCTTCTTGCTGTTTCTTCTGCGCCAAATCAGCATCATTCGTTTGCACGCCGACAGCCGCCTTAGAAAGGTTGTTGCCGGCAGCGCGCGTTCCAGCCGCGATAGCGTTTTGCGCTGCGCCAGCATTCTTTGTGCGAGCCGCATAGAGTCCTCCAGCGCCGGACGCGGCAGCTTGCGAACCACCTGCCGACTCCTGCGCTGCCGTGTTTTGTGAGGCAATCTGCGCTGGTGTAAACCCAGAAGGGTGCGCCGCTTCTGCCGCAAGCGTGGGAGCAAGTCCTCCGTAAATACTGTTGGCATTGGAGGTTAGCCCACTCGAAAGCGAACTGGCTGTTCCCGAATTATTAAGTGCATCGCCCGCTACGCCCTTCGGCATCTATGTCACCTTGAACGCCTTCCACGTCTCCTGCCACCCAAACCTTTTCATCATCGTTGCTGCAAACCCTATGCCAAACTTGGGCGAGATGAAACAAAACGCCCCCGATGGAAAAACCTTCCGCAACGCCTCGTGCAAGAGAGCAATTCCCTTCAACCGCACCACAACATGCGGTCTGCGGTCGCAAATCATCACGAGTTCGGGAACCATCTTCACTCCGCACATCATAATCGGCGTATCTTCCTCATCTACAACAACAAAGGCGTGCTGTAAGTCCTTCGGAAAGCCATCGTCAAAGTTCAGTTGCAACTCATTGTATATCGCTTCCAAAATAGGCAGGTCGCGGGCTTCTAGCGGGCGCGTGGTCATACCTTACCCCGCTGCGGTGGTTTGCTGCCGCGATATGGAATTGGCCCGAAGCCGCTGAGTCCAGAACCGGGGCGTCCAGTACCACCACCCTGCGATGTTCCACGTGGAACACTCACGCCGCCCGTCACTGGCATGGGCGTTGTGCCACCGTGGAAAACTGGAGTCGTGTTGCTGCTCGTCGGGTAGGAAGCGAACGCCTGAAAGTAAAGTTTTTGGCTTCCCGTCGCAAGATTTATCTCCCGCGATGGGCCGCTGTACTCAGGGAAGGGGTTGGTCATCTGCGGACTCTCGGAAGATTCCACATGATAGGTGCAGCCCTGATAGAAGTCTGCTCCGTGCGCGATGGAAACATGATGCCCGACCCCCGTAGGCGTGACTGTCACTGACTGTAGCGGCGGCGGGGGGTGTGGGGTTCCTTCGAGACTCGAATTTGTCTGCTGGGCTACTTGCTTCGTGTTCGTGTGCAGGTCAGAAACTAGTTCGTGAAGACGCGCCCCAAACTCAGGGTGCCCCTCCAGCTTGAGGGTGCGTATCCAATCGAGATTGCGCGGAGTTTCCGGCATTATTTGTTCGCTCCGGTGATTTTAAGTTTTGCATCTGCAATGAACGCTGTAAGCCGTGTCATTTTGAAGCTGTTGTCCGTCCCTTCAGTGGGAAACGAGGCAATCTTGATGGCGATTCTGTCGCCAGTGCATTGACCGCCGCCAAACTCTCTGTCCTTGAAATAGTTCGGGGTGAGAGTACGAGTTGTGGATAACTTCCACAATCTTTGTAGGGAATCAGAATAGTAACTGCACGTTACTTTGCCGACACCTTGCACGTAGATTCTCAGGTAGGCAAGCAAAATACGAAGCCCCTTGAGTTGCAACGCCTGCGCCTTTTCAGGATCAAGGAAAAAGTAGGTGACGTAGTAAGGTTGCACGAGTCCAAAGTCCTCATCCGTGAGAAGTGCCGGGTTCAGTGTGTAGATATTTCCGAACCCCGCCGATTCGCCGTAAGCCTGTCCATTGCCGCCCAACATCACCAACGTCAGCGCCGCTCCGTTCGATCGATACATCCGCACCGCGCCGTTCATCGGAAGGTTCCACGGCGCCCACTTGCGCGAATTGTCTGTCGCAATCAGCTTTCCAGCAAATGACGGGTGGAACGGCGGCGAACCAGCAATCGCTGAGGCTGAGTTGAGGTTGCGATAGTTCAGCACGTAGATTTTATTCGGAGCCGTAGCAGCACCAATGGGTACGCCGAACATCAGCAGCCGCTGTACGGGGTCATTCAAACCCCAGACTGTCAGCGCCGCGTCCATGTTGATTTGGATGGCCGTATTGCTCTTGGTAGGGTCATACCAGTTTGGCTGAATCTCTTGGCTGATTTTTTCAACAGTTCCCCCGCCGAAGATAACCGCTCCGCCTTCGGTGGGCCATGCCATCCAATCATCCCCACCCGATGAAGTAACGTCATCCGCTTGCGAGTGAGTGAGGCTGATAGCCGAGAGAATTCCGCAATCCGCAGAGACTTCATTGACCTGCCAGCCCGAAGGCTCGGTGACGCCGCTGCCGGTGGTTTCGTGCAACCGTCCCGAAGGGGCTTGTGTGAGCAAATAGAGCGTATCGCGGAGGATGCCTATGTCCATCAGCTTAGATGGGTCATTGTTGGGGCCAAACTGCCCCGACACGCCATCGACTCCCTCTGGGTTGTTGAGATACGAGCCATATGCCAACTCATCCGTGTAGGGCGTTTCTGAGTCGATGAGCATTGTCTCGGATAGCGTGGCCTGACCGCTGAAGATTTGATAATAGAGAACCGTGTCAGGCGGTATGCTGTCTGGTGTTGGCAAGTTAAATTCTTGCTGATACCATCCGGTTTTTGTGAAATTAATTATCGCTTGCGTCTGAAATCCAGTTACGGGGCTTGTGATGGTTGCAACAAAACTCCCCGGCGACTGCACAACAAGGTAGCACCTAAAAATATAGGTCACACCCGTTGGGTCATCGTCTACAATCCCAATCGGAGCGCCATAGGCATCTTCATAGAATCCCTGAGATAGCCCAGCCGTTCCAAGCGCGGCGTTCATGTTCCACGCCTGACCACCAAACCTGCCTGCAACAAGAGAGCCGCCGTTACCTGTTATAGTCCAACCCAGTGGCACAGTAGGCGCTAGAGCAGAAGCGCCACCACCAAATCCCATATTGAGCAGGTTGTTGATGATGTTTCTTTGGCCCCACGTTAGCAGACGCGATTCGTAAGCGCCAAAGCCCAAAGCCCCATCGAGCTTTATCTGATTTGCCAAAGTGTTACCGGGAATAGATATGCCGAGCGCCGCGTAGAGCGTATTGTCTGAGAAATCCAGAACAACAGAGGTCGTGGTGTTGTCGTTTACCTGCGTGGAAGTGCCGATAATCTGGCCTTCCGTCTGTGGTGTTTGCGGAATATAAAAGAACGGCGGCAACTCACCCGGCACATTCGGTTGCGCTCCCGTAAATGCAAGGATTCTCGCCTTAACATACGAAGGCCCGATAGGAATATTCGTTACCGATAGATATTGTCCTCCGTTCGCAATAATGGTGACGGGTGGAGATGGTGCGGGAATTGCTCCCTCGTCCGTCAACCAAAGCACCTCCATCAAGTGAAGCCCCGGCGCTGCTTGTCCAAAGGGTGTCACAGTTCCTATCGCAGTCGTCGCTCCGTTCGGCCCATACTGCCTATATATGAACTGCGTTGGAGAAATAACCCCCGTCACATAGAAAGTTCCCTCCCACGCAAAACCCACAGTGCCCGTTGTCCACCTTCCATCGGAGTAGGAAACCGCCACATAGAAAGTCGTCGGGGTCGGGGCGGATTCCACGTTGAAGTAGGTCGGTGTCGGTGTGTTGTCAGGAATCGGCCACGCAATAGTGATATTTCCTGTGCTTCCTGTTGCGTTGATAACGTCTGGGTCAACTGCTGTGATGGGAGTTTGAATGTAGGTGATCTGGTTTGGCGAGGGAACGGTATCGACCGTAAATGTTCCATTGAAACTAAATGCAGTTGTTCCTGTTGCGGTTGTGACTCCCGCAATCTGAACGACACTGCCCGGATTCAGGTTGTGACTCGCTGTTGTGGTGATTGTAGTTTTACCAGCCGACCACTGCGCTTCAGCAATCGTGGTAATGACACCCGGCTCGACTCCAACAATAGAAACCGATATGCCCGGAACAAGCCCATGTGGCTCTGTCGTTGTCACCAAAGCTAGACCGGGTTCCGTCTCATTGTTGATGACGATAGAGCTAACGAAGGCAACTGTACCCGTACCAGATAGTGTGTAGTAGACAGTCACCGCAAAAGGCTGACCGATGAAGACGCGCGAAGTATCTGTAACGACCGCCATAGAAAAACCGAAGGTCGGGTCGTTCACGATAGCCGGAGTCAGCGCCGCTCCCCACTGGTCGCCCGCGCTTCCATAAGTCACCGTATTGTAAGAAGTGGTGAATGGAGTTCCCGGCGTTTTAGCTGTTCCGAGTAGACCACTGCCATTCCAGAGAGCGGCCTGCGAGAGATAGCTTGTTGTAGCGAATTGCGAGATGAGAACCGCGCTGATGGTGACGCCAAGAATTGTCGCGGCTGAAGGAATGGTGAAACCTAGCCCCGCAACGGTCATATCGCCCAAAGCCGTGGTCACTGGCTCGAAGTGAGTGCGGAACTGAGTTCCTACATACTGCCAATCGCCACCGACATTGCCGGGGTTTCCGTTCATGCTCTGGTTTACATCTGTTGAGTTGGAGTCCGGCATGTTAGAAATCTGTGCCTGATAGCCGACGAGAAGATTGTGCGG